CGGGCGCCGGCCGCGGCCTGGGCCTCGGCCGCCCGCGCGATGCGCGCCTCGGCCTGCCCGGCCGCCGCCCCAGCGGCCCGGGCCCGCGGCACCACGACCGCGAGCACCAGGCCCAAGGCCACCGCGAGCGCGAGGACCGCGGCCGTCAGGCCCGCGAGCGCCCCGCGCTGCCCCCGGGTCACGACCGGCCCCCGGGCAGCGCGCCCAGGACCGCGGCCAGCGCCTCATGCAGCCGGCACACGTCCGCCTGCAGCGCCTCGACCTGAGCCCGGTGGCGCCCGGCCGCGGCGGCCGCGTCCGCCCGGGCCTGCTCGAGCTGGCCCGCGAGCGACCCGTTCAGGGCCTGCAGGGCCCGGACGCGGGCCTCCAGGGTCTCGACCATCGTGCTCACCGGCCACCGCCCAGGATCTCGTCAAGGCGATCGGCGGCCGCCTGCGCGGCTGCCAGCGCGATGCCCATCTGGTCGAGGATCTCCAGCAGGCGATCCAGGTCGGCCGTCGCGGGCTCGGCGCCGCTCATCGCGCGGCCCCGAGCCGGGCCGCGATCTCGGCCGACTCGCCGAGGACGACGACCACGGCGCCGCGGGCCAGGTGCAGGGCGGTGGTCGCCCCGGCGCCAGGCGAGCGCCACAGCGGGACGATCGCGCGCACGTCGGCCGGGGCGATCCAGGCCGGCGAGCCGAACAGCTCGGTCAACACGATGAGCCCCGGGGCGGGGGCGGGGGCGGGGGTTCTCTTGCGCATCAGGGGCGTCCTTTCAGGACTGGGCGGGATGGTGAAGGTGCCGCCCCGGGGCCCGAGCGGCCCCGGGGCGGGCGGGTCAGATCCAGGGGGGCACGGCGCCGTCTGCGGACCACACGGCCTCGCCGGCCTCCTCGGCGGCCGGGTCGGACGCCGCGGCGTCCGCCAGGCGCTCCAGGATCGCGGCGAGGTCGCTCGGGCTCATGCGGACCTGGGAGCCGTTCCACTGGTCGTGCACCAGGTGGACGCTGCGCAGGCCGGCGTCGTGGGCGCGCCGGGCCAGGATCTCGCGGCCGGCGGCCGCACGGGCCGCCATGGCCCGGTCCTCGTCGCGCTGGGCGATGCGAGCATCGCGGATCGGCTCCCAGGCCGCCCACGGGCGGATCAGGTCGGCCGGCACGAGCAGGACGGGGTCCTTGCGGCCGTCGATCAGGGCCACGATGTAGCGGCCGGTGGACGACGGCACGCCACCGTGCTCGGCCGTCGTCCCGTCGGGCAGCACGACGGTCGAGACGGGCTCGCCGCTGCGCCGGCGGGCGAACCGGCCGGCGTCCAGGACGACGGCCCGGAGCACGTTCTCGGGCTGGGTGAGGGAGCGGTCGCGCATCTGGTAGGCGGCGCCGACCTCGAGGGCGGTGCGGATCATGGCTGGGTCTCCTGTCTGGGCGGTGCGATCGGGGCGGGCGCCCCGGGCCCGCGCGGGCCCGGGGCAGGGGCAGGGTCAGTCGATGTCGGCGCTCGGCCGGGCGAAGACCCACCCGGTGCCGGGGACCAGAAGCTCGGTCCCGGCCGGCTCGCGCAGGACCAGGCCCAGGCCCTCGCTCGCGCCGACGACCTCCAGCGCGACGCGGTCGCCGGGGAACCAGGCGATGTCACCGCGCCGCACGAGGTGCCGGGCGACCAGCGGGCCGCGGACCCCGGCCGGCGCGAGCGGGCGCCGGAACGTCAGGCCGCGGCCGCGGGTGCACAGCTCCTCGCCGTCGCCGTCGACGAGCACCAGGGCGGGCCCGGTGTGCAGGACGGCCATTGGGGCCCGCAGGTCGTCCCCGTGGGCGAGGTCGCCGACGCGCACGTCGGCGCGGTCGACGGGGGCCCCGGTGAACCCGGTCGCCGCGGGGGCCTCGGCGGGCGCCGGGGTGGCCTCGGCGGCGCGGGCGGCCTCGGCCGCCTCGATCTTGGCGGCGGCCGCCGCCAGGAGGGCCTGGCCGCGGGCCCGGGACGCCGCGGCGTCCCCGGGCTGCGCGCGCCGCACGCCCATCAGGGCGTCGACATCCAGGCCATGCGCGGCCGCGAGGCGCGCCGGCACCCACCCGAGGCCGCCCACGGTCGACCGGGTGCCGCCCCTCACGGCCTCGACCGCGTCCACGATGCCCTGGATCGCGACCCAGAGCGCGATCAGGCGGGCCGGGTCGTCGCCGATGCGGCGCACGTAGTCGCGGTCGCGCACGAGGGGGCGGTCGATCGCGGTCAGGGCCGCGTCCTGGAAGCCGGCGCACACCGCCTCGGCCCCGGCGCGCCACAGCGCGGCGACCGCGCCGTCGGACGTCGTCGCGGTCACGGCCTGCAGCAGCATGGCGGCGACCATGCCCCAGCGGTCCCAGGCCGGGGCCTCGGCCATGAGGCGCTGGACGCCGGCGGTGACCGCGCGGACCATGCCGGCGATCTGGGCGGGGGAGTACGGCATGCGGCCGCGCTCGGCGAGGCCGGTGACGAAGCCCTCGCGGGCGTGGGCGGCGCGGTCGAAGGCGAGGCCGGTGGCCAGTTCGGCGGCCCACTGGTCGACGATGGCCTGGTCGCGGTCGGTGCTCATGGTGTCCTCCTGGGCGGGGGGTTCGGATGTGGCAAGTCTAGACACATAGGTGCGTGAGCGCAAGCGGGACCCCCGACCACCCGGCCAGAGGCCCCGCCCACTCAATACGGCGACTCCCCCGCCTCGATCCGCGCCTGCGTCACCCGCGCCCGCCCCCGACGCACCAGCCGCTGCGCCGCCGCCATCTGCGACTGCTCCAGCAGCCGACGAGCCCGCGCCGCCGCCCGCCACCCCAGCACCCGATGCTCATCGCTGCAATACCGCGCCCGCGACGTCGCCGTCGCCGACAACTCCTCCGAGCACCACAAGCACCGCCGCCCCGGACCCGGCGCAGCCCACGCCGCCACATCCACCGCCGCCGCCCCCTCCAGCCACACCTCGCCCCCGCGCCCATCGACCACGCGCAGCTGCGCCCCCGTCGCCAGCTCATGCCACTCGGCCAGCACCGTCCACCCGGCGCCCCGCACCACACGGCGGAGCGCCGGGGCCGGGCGCGCCGGCCCGGCCCCGGCCGCCATCACGACACCTGATCCAGGATCAGCAGGGCGACAGCCCGAGCCCGCCCGCGCTTGCGCTCGTCCGTCAGCCCGACCGTCGCCAGGCCGATCATCCGACCCGCATCCGAGACCATCGCGCCCAGCGTCGCCGCCGTCTGCACCTCGAGCTGCCGCTCAGGGTCCGAGAACGTGGCGTGCGCCGCGCTGTCGTACCCGTACTGCACGCACGCGCCCTCATCCAGCAGGCTCGGCACATCCCCGGCCGCCGCCAGCGCGACCAGGGCCGCCGCGAGGTCCGCCGGCGAGACGCCGTCAGCCTCCTGGTAGGGCCCCCGGATGATCTCCGTCCACAGGGCCTGCGAATCCATCATGATCTGCTCCTCTCCAGGGCCACGGCATCCGCCGCAGTCCAGATCCGGTAGAGCCGGCGCCTCTGCCCCATCGTGAGGAGCACCGCCCTCTCCACCACCGCGACCACGCGGGCCGCGGGCGCGGTCCACGTCGGCACGGTGTCCTCGTGCGAGACCTCCAGGTCGCCCTCGGGCTCCACCCGGTACAGGTCCCCGCGCCCCCACAGCGACGCGTAGTAGCGCGCGTACTCCCGCACCCCGGTCACGTACACCTGGTCGGGCCGGCCCACGGGCCCATCGCCCAGGCGGTGATCGCCCCGGGCCCGCGCCTCGCACCACGGGCAGCCCTCGACCGCGCGCCGCTCATGGCCCGGGACGATCATGTCCCCCGCGCGCAGACCGGGGGCGCCACCGTGCCACCAGCGCCCCGGCAGCCCGGGCCCGCTCACGACGGGGCCTCCACGCCGAGGATCACCGTCACGGGCGTGTTGAACAGGGCGTCGTGGAACGCCTCGGCGGCGGCGGCCGGCGCGCACATGCCGTCGCACTCGGCCTGGTCGCACTCGCAGCACTCGCCGCCCGGGCCCACGACCGTGCGCGCCACGCGCACCGTGTCCGGCCTCACGCCGACCACCCCTCGATCTCGCCCGCGACCTCGAGGACCGCGGCCATCTGCCCGCGGTCGAGGCGCTCGGCATCGCCGCCAGCCAGGGGCCGGGCCAGGAACGCAACGGCCTGGTCGCGGGCCATCTCGACGCCCAGGACCCCGACGCGGCGCAGCGCGTAGTACCGGTGGACCGCCGCGAGGTAGACCTCGGGCGCATCCCCGGCCGAGCGCACCAGGTCCACCCGCGAGGCCTCCAGCTCCCCGGCGAAGCGCGCGCGGACCGGCTCGGGCAGCGCGGCCCCGGTCACAGCCCGGCCCCGTTCTCCACCGACGCGAGCAGCTGGCGCAGGCACCGCACCACGGATTCCCCCGTCGCCTGCGAGGCCTCGGCCCCGGCCTCGCGCAGGAACGCGCGCAGCGCGCCCCCGAGCGCCATGTCGGCCGCCGGGCGCCGGAGCTTCTCCACCCCGACGCCCCCCGCGCGGGCCGCGAGCGAGCCCAGGAGCAAACGCGCGCGGTCTTCCTCCTCCGCGGTCACCTGAGCCCCGAGCGTGATGTCCAGCATCACCAGGCACCCCCCTCGGCCGCCGCCTCCGCGCCGTCCATGATCGCGTCGTCCCGGGCGACGTCGTCCTCGATGGCCTCGCCCGGGCCGGCCTCCAGCTCGGCGGCGGCCTCGACGTGGGTCTCGGTCAGGGTCGCGACGACGTCCCGGTGGACCTGCGACGTCTCGTCGACCTCGATCGCCATGGCGATCTCGGTCGAGCGCGGCGCCAGCTTGAGGACCCGCTTGATGACGGTCTTCAGGGCCATCGAGTCGAAGTGGTCGCGCCACGGGCCCGCGACGTTCCCAGAGCGGTCCTTGGCCATCGCGAACCGGTCGCGATGGGCGACGGCATCCGCGTGGGTGATCACGTCCCAGTACACCCCGCCGCCCTGCGACTTCACCACGCAGTAGTAGTGCGTCGCCTCCCCGCGCTCCCCGCGCGCCGGCGTGTGCTCGAGCACCTCGTGCAGGCCGAAGCTGTACCGGAAGTCGTCGCGCTCGTGGACGACGTGCGCCTGGATCGACGCGATGGCGCCCGAGCGGTGCGCGAGCTCGAGCATGCCCTGGTACCCGATGACGAGCTGGGCCCGGCCCTTGAACGGGATCAGCCAGCCGTGGCCCAGGACGCCGGGGCGCAGGCCGAGCTGGGCCATCGCCATCGCGCCGCCCAGGACCGTCATCGGCTCGCACTCGGCCAGGCTGGGGTTCTGCGAGATCAGGGTCAGGACGTCCCGGGTGAGCTGGGCGGCCGACGCGCCGCGCGGCAGCGCCAGCGCGAACTGCGCCTCCATCGCGCGCACCTGCGCGGACAGGTCGCGCCTGCGCACCTCGAGCGTGCCGTTCTGCTGGCCGTACGCGCGGTTGCGAAGCTCCGACATCGTGCTCACTCTCCAGTCCCGACCAGGCGCATCACGCGGCTGGTCGTCTCGGTCACCAGGCCCAGCCCCATCAGCTGGGCGTACAGCTCGGGCGCCGCCTTCTCGACCGCGCCGGCGCTGAGCGAGCGCCGGGTCTGCGCCCGGTACGTCGCCACGCGCATCCCGTCCGCGGTCAGGACGTCGCCGCCCTGCAGCGCCAGGAGGATCGCCGCGCGCGCCTCGGCCAGGGCGGCGTCGGCCGCCCTCGCGTCGGCGCGGGCCTGCTCATAGCGCTCGCGCAGCATCTGGCCGCGCGGCCCGTCGATATCCACCGTGCCCGCGCGGTCCGGGTGCAGGCGGTCCAGGACCCGCGCCAGGGCCTCGCTCTCATCGACCAGCGGCGGCACGCCGTCCATGACGCACCGCCACAGCCGGCGCGCGTGCTCGAGGAGGTGGTCCTCGAGCACGCTGTCCTGCTCGTAGGCGAACTCCCTCAGCTCCTGTCCGCCGATCAAAACGGCGATGTGCACGACGTCCAGGCCGAGGCTGGCGCGCTGCCAGGCGACCTGCGCCAGGACGTCGTCGGGCACCTCGCTGGCCCACCGGCCGGCGACGTACGCCGACCTGGTCTTGACCTCCAGGGCCCGGCGGCCGCGGGTGCCGATGATGACGCGGTCCAGGGACGCGCGCCGCCAGCCCTCGCCGGCGTGGGCGGCGATGCCGACGCGCCTGACGCGCACGCCGGCGCGCTCGGCCCAGGCGCGGGCCACGGGCTCCTCGAGGACGGTGCCCCAGTAGGCGGCCTCGCCGGCGGGGGCGTCGGGCAGGGTGCCGCGCTTGTCGTGCCAGACGGCCAGGGCGTCCTCGTAGGGGTTGAGGCCGAGGATCTTGGGGATGTCGGTGGCGGTGATGCCGCCGCGCCGGGCGGCGAGCCATTCGGGGCTGCCGGGGGGTGGGCTGCCGAGCACGTGGCCGGATGTGCCGATGCGCTGCATGGTTCCTCCTGGGCGGGGGGTTAGCGTTGCAAGTAGCGTATCACGGGGCCGGGCGGCGCAGGGCCTATCCGCAGCGCCGTGGTTTCCACGGGGGCCCCGCGCGTGGCACGATGGCACCGCCCCCGGCGCGCGGAGCCCCCGCTGCGCGCCGGGGGCACACTCCGGCCGCCTTGTGTCTAAACTTGCCTCACGTCAAGGCTTGCCCCTAGCATCAGTGCATGAACCAACCGTTCCCGGGTCAGCCCGAGCGCCCCCTGCGCTGGCGCATCCGGCACGCCCTGGCCGACCTCGGCATCAACCAGCGCCAGATCGTCGCCGCATGGTCCCTCACCCGCACCGAGCCCCTCACCGAGATCGCGTTCTCGCGCAAATGCTCCGGCGTGCGCCGATGGCATCCGCTCGAAGCCGAGGCGATGTCCCGCATCACCGGCATCCCCCTGACCGCCTTCAAGCCCATGATCATCCGAGACATGCGCCGATCCATCGCCTACACCTCCCCGCCCGTCTCCAGCATCGAGGCCATCCGCGCCATGCCCAGCGAAAGGCACTCCTCATGAGCGACCGCCCGGACCCCGCCCTCACCCGCCACCGCCTCCTCAAGGCGGCGCTCGGCCCCGCCCTGCCCTGGACCCCGCCCCTCGAGGTCCTCGACGAAGCCGACCTCGGCGCCGAGGCCATCACCACCCTCGGCCGCGCCCTCGGCACCCTCGCCGGCGACGTCGCCACCCTCATCCGCCTCGACATGGCGAACTACCGGATCGTCGACGAGCTGCTCGACGCGTTCACCCACCACCTCGCCAACCACTGCGCCCTGCCAGACCCCGAGTTCGACGCCACCGTCCACCTCTACGCCGACGCCATCACGGCCACCATCAAGGCCGCCGAGGTCGCCCCGTGAGCGCCGGCGACACCGCGACCCTGATCATCATCGCCATCGCCATCGCGGCCCTCCTGGTCGGCGGTCGAGGCCGATGATCGCCCGCCTCGCCGCCCTCGCCGCCGGCCTCGCGGCCGCCGCCGCCGGATGGGCGATGATCCTGCTCGTGGACCCCTACCCCGGCGCCGTGTCCGCGATCGCCGCCCTCGCCGGATGGGCCCTCGTGGCCGCCGGCACCACCGGCACGTTCCTCGCCCTGACCGCACGCCCCGCCCGCCCGCGGCACGCCCGCCCCCCGGCGCCCTGGGTCGGCCCGCGCCCCGGGCGCACCGAGACCACCGCCACCACGGTGCGCGACGGCGCCCTCTGGGCCCTCGCCCTCTGCCTCGCCACCCTGCCCGCCATCACCCGCTAGGAGCCCCCCGTGCCCGCCCTCACCGCGTCCCTGGCCATCGCGCTGGCCTGGACCCTCGGCCTGTCCATCGTGCGCCGTATCCACCCGCCCCAGATCCGCCTCATCGCCCGGCCCCGCCAGTTCGAGCTGGACGCCGACCCCCGCGCCGCCCGCATCGTCGACCTGTCCCCGCTGCGCCGCCAGCTCGCCCTGATCTCGGCCACCGTAACCCGCCTGGAGCGCGAGAACAGCGCCCTGCGCGGCCCCGGCCCGCACTGGACGATCGCCATCGACGACTCCGGCCAGGCCATCGCCGTGCCCGCGCACCGCGTCGGCCCCGCCCTCCTCGACGTCCTCGGCCTGCGCGAGCCCCACGCCTGCGCCGGCCGCCCCCGCTGCGAGCGCTGCCTCACGGCCGCGCGCATCGACATCGTCTCCCGGGCCGCCCTGACCGGCACCCCCCCGAACCCGGACGACCTGCGCCACCTCGCGGACGCCGGCGCCCGCATCCAGGCCCCCGCCGGGAGCGCCCGATGATCGCCGTCGCCGTCTGGATCACGCTCGCCGCCGCCGCGGCCGCGATCATCGCCGCGGTCGCCGCCGACGCCCTGCACGCCGAAGCCGCCGCCCGCGCGGCCCAGGCCGACGCGATCACCGCCCACGCCGTCACCGCCACCATCCTCTAGGAGCCACCATGACCGTCGCCCTGACCGTTTTCGCCGCCCGCACCCTGATCGCCCTCGGCGTCGCCACGGCCCTGGCCGCCTACGCCTGGGACCGCATCACCCAGGATCGCCCGTGATCCGCCTCGACGGCCCGGAGTCCGTGCCGGCCCACACCGTGGCCGACCTCATCGGGGTCTCCACCGACCTCCTGCGGGCCTGGCGCAAGAACCGCGGCGGCCGGAACCTGGGCCCGCGCTCGCACGGCAGGGGCGCGCACGTCGCGTACCGGCTTGCGGACATCGAGATCTGGGCGAACGCGCGCCGGGCCGATGGAACCCTGGCCATCGGCCCCGGCGGCACCATGCGCTACCTGCCCATCCGCCCCAGGCAGGCCGCCATCGTGCGCCCGGGCCGCTCGACCCGCGGCCTGTGGGCCGGCCCCACCCAGCCCGTCATCCGCCCCGCTTCCTGAGGAGCCACCGTGGCACTGACCATCCTGAGCCTGGCCATGGACGTCGCGATCCTGATCCACATCGGCGCCAGCTTCGTCCGGACGCGGCTTGAGCGCCGCGACGCCCGGGCCTGGCTCGCCCACCACGCCGAGCGCATGGACGAGATGCGCGAGCGCCTCGGCGACGTCGAGGCCCGCGCCTCCGCCCTGCTCCGCCCGCCCGCGCCCCGCCCCCGAGGAGGCCCCGTGACCGCCCCAGGACGCCCGCCGGCGCCCGCCCGGCCATCCGCCCCGAAGCCGCACATCCCGGGCCGCGGCGTCGCCTACCTGACCACCGGGCAGGCCGGACGGCGGCTCGGCGTGGACTCCAGCACGATCCGGCGGTGGGCGGCCGAGGGCCGCATCGCCTCCACGGTGACCCCGGGTGGCCATCTCCGAGTCTTGGAGGCCGCGGTCCGCGAAGCCGTCGACGCCCGCGATCTGGCGCTTGAGGCCGAGCTGACCGTGGCGCGCGCCGTCTGGGCTCGCCAGCTCGCAGGCCTCGCCGATGCGCGCCGCCGCACGGCCGCGGGAGGCCGGCCATGACCCGGCGGCCCACCGTGCGCACCATGGTCGACGGTGATGGCGCCGAGCACATCGCCGTCGTCACCGCGCCGGCGTGGATCGACATCACCCGGGAGGCGTTCACCGCGCTCATGACGGGCTCGGCCGCGGGCGTGCGCACGGCCGAGCCCGGGGTCATCGCGTACGGCGAGGATGGCTATGGCCTGGGCGTCGTGCGCTACCGGCTGCGCCCGGGCGCCGAGTGGGACACCGGGGTCGGGTACTGGCCGGTGCCGGCCGAGCGCCTCGGGCCATACCCGGGCGCGGAGCTGAGCCACGGCGCCGCCACGGCCCCGCCGGTCGGGTAGTGTGGCCGGGGTACAGGTTGTTACGTGGGGCAGTCCGCGGTGACCTGCGGCGGCCCGGGGCTTCACCCCCGGGCCGCCGCCCTGTTTTGCGGGCCCCGGGCGGGGTGCATCCCCCACCCGGGGGAAACTAGTGTCTAAACTTGACACCAGACGCGGGGCGCCCGCATCCTGAACCCAGCGGCCGGGGGGCCGCACCACCCACCCCCTAGGTAGCCCTGGAGGCACCATGAACCGCACCACCCGCATCCTCGCGGCCCTCGCCCTCGCCCTCAGCCTCGCCGCCGCCCCGGCCGCCGCCACCGCGGCCCCCGCCCGGCCCGCCCCGGCGAGCGCCCCCACCGCGAGCGCCGAGCCCACCGCCGCCAAGCACACCTGGCGCCTCGACGGCGTCGCCCACGTCGAAGGCCACGACGCCGTGTTCTTCTTCGACTGGGCCTCGAAGGGCAACCGGTACACGGCCGTGAAGCTGCGCCGCTTCCAGCTCGACGTGCCCACCGGCGCCCGCAAGGTCGTCGTGAGAGTCTACCCCAAGGGCACCGCGCACAAGGGCTTCACGGCCGCCACCGCCCAGTGCATCAGCGACAAGCCGTGCGCGTTCTACGGCGTCGACATGCCCCTTGGCGACGGCGGCAAGAAGCGCACCTACACCAAGGCCGCGGCCACCCGCATCTACATCTACCCGTCCGACGGCGCCGACCGCGTCGTGAAGACCCGCAAGTTCTCCGCCGGCTACTGCACCGACTGACCCGGCCCCGCACCCCCTGGAGACCCGCCATGCCCGCCCTGGACTGGTTCGCCCCCCGCACCCCCGCCAACCCGCTCACCGACCCCATCCTCATCGCGCCGTTCGGCGAGATCGACCTCGGCGACGGCACCACCGCCCCCCCGATCTACTACGCCGCCCTGACCGCCCTCGAGCCCCCCACCCTGCTCATCCCGGCCATCTCGGCCCCGGCCGCCGCCGGCGCGTGAGGCGCCGCCAGCTCTCGCGCGGCATGGCCGTCGGCCTGCGCTCCGGCGGCGAGCACGACAACATGCGCCGGGTCATCGTGGTCGACGACCGGGTCCTGATCGCCGGGCCACCGACCCGCTACGAGAGCAACTGGGGCAGCGGCGACGTCCCGGCCGTCCTCGGCAGGCCGCGCCCCGGGGAGCCGACCCTGGCCATCGTCTGCGACCGCGGCACCCTGGCCGCGGCCCCGCTCTCGTTCCTGGCCGGGTGGCCCCCGCAGGCCCCGCACGACGCCGTCCTGCGCGTCGCCGAGCCCCCCCAGGCCCGACGTCTGCGCCAGCAGGCGGCCGGCACCCGGGCCCGCGCGCTCGCCGCGGCCCGCGCCGTGGCCGCCTACCGCCTCGACCCGGACCCCGACTGGCGCTCGCGGGCCGCCTGCGCCGGCGACGACCCCGCCATCTGGCACGACCGGTCGCCCAGCAGGGCCCGGGCCCTCGACGTGTGCGCCAGGTGCCACGTGCGCATCGCGTGCCTGTCGTCCGCCCTTGGCGAACCCGAGCGCCGGGACTGGTGGACGACCATCCGCGGGGGCCTGCCCGCCCCCGCCCGCCGACGCGCGGCCGAGGCGCTCGCCGGCCTCCACCGGAACGGCCCCCCCGCCGGTGGGGGCGGGAGGGCCGAGGCATCGGCAGACCGGTGACAGCTCGCCCCCGCGTCGCCGCCAGCGGCACGCCCCGCGGCGGTTCTCACCAGAGCGCGGGGCGCCCGGTCCTGGCCGATGCCGCGGCACACGATACCAGCGGGGGCGCGCCCGGCCCTCAAGGCCCGGCGCGCCCCCGCTGCGGCGCCTGCTGGAGGTCAGGCGCCGTCCCCGGGCTCGACGGCATGCGCACCGCCGCTGGCCGGGAGAGAGCGCGCACCGGGCACCGCCACCAGGGCGGACAGGCCCGCGAGCGCAGCGTTCAGGATGGCCAGGAGCTGGCCGTGGACCTCGCCGGACAGGATGTACGCCGTCAGCGCCGCGATCGCGGCTGCGACGAGGAGCCGCCAGTCCTTCGACAGGATGATCATCAGTGCCTCCTCAGTGCGTGAAATGGTCGGCCAGCTGCTGCACGGCTAGAACCGCGCCGACGGCGGCCGCGGCCGGCGGCGCCCACGAGCGCCACGACCGGCCATCGACCGCGGCCCTCTGGCCCGCCTCAAGCGTGCTCACGCGCCCGTCGAGCGACGCGAGATCGCGCTTGATCAGGGCCTGATCCTGCGACAGGGCGCCGATCTGCCCCGTCATGCGGTCCACGGCGTCCTGGACGCGCTCCAGGCCGTCCAGGAGTCGCTGCGTGCGCTCGTCGATCCTCGTCATCGTCGCGACCACCTGCGTGGAGTCGTCCCCCGGTACGGCCATGTCCGACGTCACCGCCCCGTCCACGCGAGGCTCCGACTCGCGGTGACGTCGGCCACCTCGCATCCAGGGCGCGCCCTGGTCTCGGGCCGGCCCGCGCTCACTGGGCGGCGTCCGGCGCCGGGGCCAGCGTGAGCCGCAGGGCCTCAAGGTCGCGGATGCCGTCGGCGATGGCCTGGCGCACGCCGTCGGCGCTCTGGCCCTCGACGGCGGCTGCGAGCGCGGTCACCTGGGCTCGCAGCGCGAGGGCGGAGGCCTGGGCCGCGCGGGACTGGGACTCGATCCGCTTGATGTAGGACTGCAGCTGCCAGGTCGCGTTGTCCCGGGTCGCGACGTCGGACGGCGCGGCGATCACGTCGATCGTCAGCACGCGCCGGGCGATCGCGTCGAGGTCCTTGTCGGTCAGGGGCATGTCGTCCTCCAGGGCGGTGATCTGGCGGCGGAATGCCGCCATGTCGAACGAGGGGTCGGTCTTGCGCCCTGGCGGGGCGCAGGTCTCCTTGTGGCCCAGCACCTGGTCGATGCCGAACCCGTAGTGCCCGGCCAGCACCTTGCAGCCGAGCCGGTAGGCGTCCATCTGGGCGTCCGGCCAGTCGCCCGCGGCGCCGGTGCCGAGCGCCTCCGCCTCGATCCCGATGCGGTGGCTGTTGGTGTAGGCGGGCTTGCGCGAGACGCCGGCGTGCCAGCAGAGCCCGGCCGCGACGACGTGGAAGACGCCCTCGCGGTCGAGGAACAGGTGGGCCAGCGGGCCCGCGAGATCCGATCGCCCATGGACGATCGTGCCGAGGTCGTTCAGGCCCCCGGTGTGGTGGCAGGTGACGCCGAGCACATCGGCCATGGGGCCGTGGCCGCGCTCGCGCCAGCCGTCGACCTCGACGACGTCGAGTCCGCCGGCGCGCAGGGCGTCGGCAAGTCCGGTGAGCATCATGGGGTCCTCCAGGCCGTCACGATGAGGTGATGAAGAACGCGGTCAGGCGAACGTTCGTGCCCGACGTGATGGTGTACGAGGCCGCGCGCAGGGTCACGGTGCCGTCAGCGTTGATCGCAGCCTCGCCGACGATCGACCCGTTGCCCACGACCGCGTTGATGGTCTCCGAAGGGCGGTAGCCGACATCCAGGGTGAACATCAGCGTGTCGGTGACGTTCGAGTTCGTCTGCGTGATGTCCGCCCCGGTGCGGTTCAGGAACAGCTCGAGGTAGACGAGCCGGCCGCCGAGGGCGGTCCGGGCGACCATCGACGACGTCGAGAACCCGGTCGCCGCGGTGCCGATCGTGGTGTCCTCGACGATGCCCACGACCGCGGTGTCGATGATGTCGGTGACGCGGGTGAAGTTCCCCGCCTGCGCATTAGCCATCTCAGGCCCTCCAGAGCCATACGGTGCCGTCGGCCAAGTCTACGGCCGTGCCCGCAGGGTGGGCCGCCGCCCACCCGCCGCCGCCCCGGACCACGGTCAGGGCCTGGACGCCCGCGGACGGGGCCCCGACCGCGGTGACCGTGCAGCGCTCGCCGCCGACCGTGATCGTGTAGTCGCCGTCCCCGTGCCCCCATTGCCAGCCGGAGACCGCGACCGAGAGCGTGGTCGCCCCGGCGGTCGCCGCCGACGCGAGCGTGCACGGGCCGGGCGCCCACCGGGTCAGGCCCGGCATCCCGGAGTCGGAGTCCGACCACCGCCCGGCCCGGTACGGGGCGCCCGGGCGCGAGATCAGGGACACCCGGTGCTGCAGCTGGTCGACGTCCTCCGCCAGGCCGACGACGACCTGATCGGCGTCGTCGGCCCCGGACCAAGCCGGGGCGCCGGTCAGCCGCCAGGTGTCGCCGATGTCGAGCGCCCGCAGGGCGTCGGCCCGCGCCGCGGTCTGCGCGCGGGCCAGGTGGACAGCGGCCCCGTCCCACACCGGCTCCGCCGGGGTGCCCTCGTGGGCCATCCACGCGGCATGGTCGCGCAGGGCCGCCGTGGTGGCCGTGGAGACCGTGTAGTCGACCTCGCGCTCGCCGGCGAGAGTCGACCCGCTGATGCCGTCCGTGGCCTGGTAGATCGCCGTGCCGCCGACGCCGGGGACGCCCTCGACCGTGATCGTGTTCTCGATCAGGGAGTCGTCCATGACCGGGCGGCCGCCGACCAGGTCGCCCCCGGTGAACGACAGGCCCACCGGGCCCGTTGCGCGCCCGAGCGCCGTGCCCTCGGCCAGGACGATCGCCACGGCCTCGCGGTCGTCGGCCAGGACCCCATGGCTGGCGGTCTCGCACTCGGCAAGCTGATCCCACCGGGTGCCGGGCGACATCGGCCCCATGGTCGTCGACGTCGTCGAGGTCCCCATGGCGACCGGGATGATCCCGACCTCGTCCGCCAGCCGCTCGAACCGGTCGAGGGCGGTCTCGCCCGCGTACGCGGTCGCCGGGTCGGAGGCCGCGGTCAGGGACAGGGAGACCGGGTGCACGCTGACCTGGCCGAGCACAGTGGACTGCATGTCGACCCGGGACGGGTTGTACGTCATCGACGTCGGCCGGCCGATCTGCTGGCCGGTCATCGTCCAGGGGACGAACAGGGTGGTGCCGGTGGTCAGGTTCGTGTTGCCGACGCGCAGCGCGATGTCGGAGCCCGAGTTCGCGGCGACGAGCGCCCAGCGGGCCGCGGTGCGGGCCCAACCGACGGCCGACGTCGCGAACGAGTTCGTCCCGCCGTCCTCCCTGGTGACCAGGATGTAGATGTCGTTGCCCAGGACGTAGCGCATCTCGATCGAGCGCACGGTGCCCCCGACGTAGTTTATGCGCAGGAGCGGGGTGTCGGCCACGATGACCGCGTTCGGGTCGATCTGCGAGAACCACAGGACGGTCGACGCCCCGGAGGCCATCGGGCGCATCGAGAACTTCACCGACGCCGTCGAGACCGTGGGCAGCGCCGTCGAGCACAGGATGGCCGACGAGTTCGCCGCCGCGCTCATGCCGCCGCCGGCACCCTGGACGGCCGGGGCGCCCCCGGCGAGCCCGGAGCCGAACTGCGTCGAGCCGGACGGGTCCTCCATGGGCCACCACTCAGCCAGGGACGGCAGCGCCCCGCCGGACAGCGCCCGGGTGTACGCGGACTCGACCAGGGTGTCCTTCTGCAGCCGGCGCAGCGCGCCGCCGATCGTGAGGTCGGCCCAGGCGTCGGCCCCGGATTGGTCCTGGTCGGGGGCGGACGCGGCCAGCTCGCCGGTGTGCCGGTACGAGCGGGCGCGCAGCTCGGCGCCGCCGCCGGGGGTCCACACGTTGCCCTGGGCGTCGGTCAGGCTCGCCGCGCGGTCCGAGGCCGCGGTGAACGTCGGCGACGCGACCACGGTCCCGGCGATGCCCGAGCGGACGACGGCCGCGTAGTAGCGCTTGCGCGTGTAGCCGTTGCGGGCGCCGATCACGTTCGGGCCGTCGACCTGGTCGCCGATCACGAGGGGCGCCGTGGAGTCGAACAGGGACGTCACCCCGGCCGCCGTCACCGCGGCGCCCAGCTGCGTCCACGGGCCCGCGATCGTCGCGGCCGTGTAGAACGTGGCCGTGTTCCCCGAGGCGCCGTTGTTGACGTCCAGGGTGGCGCGCACGGCCATGCGCCCGGTGACCTGCGGCAGGCCGACCGTCGATACCGCGTTCAGGATGGTCGTCCCGTCGGCCGACCACGAGAGCACCAGGACGTCCGGCCCCGACCCGATCTGCGAGACCCACAGGCCCCACGAGCGCTGGTTGCCCGTGCGCACGTACTTGCCCGCGAGCTGCGTGTACTGCCACTTCGCGCAGTCCACATCGACCGCGACGTCGAGATCGCCGGCGAACGACAGCGCGGCCGAGTCCGGGCACGACGCGTACTGCGGGGCCCCGACGGACCGCTCGCACCACAGGTAGCCCGGGCCGTCCACCGACACCGAATACTGCGTTCCGATCCCGTGCAGGCCGTACCAGGGCCCGCGCGGCGACGTCACCGTGAACCGGCCGTCGGCGTTGTCCACCGTGAGCGCGGCGGTCGACGGGCCGGCCGTGCGGTTCACCGTCGAGCGCCCCCGCTCGATGTGGACCCCGGACGCGTAGCGCACCAGCGCGGAGATGTCCGTGCGGACCCCGCCCGGCCACGCCTCGACCCGCAGCCCCGTGCTCACGCGTGCCTCTGCCCGAGCGTGACCAGGACGTCCCCGCCACGGGCCTTCACGGCCCGCTGCAGCAGGGTGACCAGGAGGCGCCCGGCCTCGGAGTCCGAGACCGACAGCTGCATCATGTGCCCTCCACCGCCCTTGCCGCCGCCAGCCACCGCCCGCCGCGAGTCCCCGGCCGACATGACCTGCGACCCGTAGGGTAGCCGCACCAGCTCAGGCCCGGCCTCGCCGACCCACGACAGGCCGCCGGCCACGCCACCGGCGGCGTGATGGGACGGGGCGCCCCCGCCCAGGACGGACGACAGGCCGGTCATGTCGCCCAGTTTGCCGGCGAGGTCGACCGCCCGGCTCAGGAGCCAGACGAACGTCGACAGGTCGTCCAGGAAGTGGCCGCCGATGATCGCGGCGAAGTGCGCGAGGCCCTTGGCCAGCTCGCCGTCGAGCATCGCGGAGAAGTCCTCCCCGAGGTCGGTGATCTTCTTGAATGCCCGGGCCATCTTGTCCAGCTCGGGCTTGTTGTCATGCAGAGTTTTCTTGAGCCGGTCGATTGCCGGGGCCAGCTCATCGTGAAGTATCTTCTTCGCATCCTTCAGCCGGGGCTCCAGCTCTTTATGGAAAGCAACGCCGACGTGATTCACCATATCGCGGAACGGCTTGAACTTATCGTAGGCGACCCCGACCGCCAACCCGACGGCGGCCACCGCCACCGCCACCTGCCCCACCGGGTCCGCCAGCACCGCGACCGCCGTCGCCACCCCCGGCAGCACCGCCGCGATACCCGCGATCGCCCCCGCGAGCCCGGCCACCACGAGGACCATGTCCCGGAAGTCCTTCGGGTGATCCTTCACCCACTGCGCGAAGTCGTCCAGGAGCGGCTGCACGGCGGTCAGCGCCTGCGCGAGCGCCGGCCCGAGCGCCACCGCCATCTGCACCACCAGCGGCACCAGCGTGTCCAGCGCCTTCGCCAGCGGCGGCCCGAGAGCCTTGCCCAGGTGAAGCATCCCGTCGACCAGGTCCGGCAGGTGCTTGCCCAGCGCGCGCACCACGTCCACGAACCCGTCCATCAGGTCCTTGACGTCCCCGGACTTGACCGCCTTGTCGAGCACCCGGCCCAGCGCGCCGACCATATCGTCCAGGACCGGCCCCAGCGGCTTCAGGTCGCGCATCGCCTCGGTCGCGAAACGCAAGAGGGGGCCCGCGGCCTTCCCGCCCAGCTCGATCAGGTGCCCGACCGCCTCCCCGGCCAATTTAGACATGTCCGCGAACGGACCGCGCAGCCGGCGCATCGCGGGCTCGATAGCGACCAGGCCGGCCTGCACCCCGGGCAGGAAGCTCTCCTGCCCGGCCAGGCGCAGCTGCTTGAGCGGGCCGTCGATGAACCCCCGCATGAACGTCACGAACTCGCGCCCGTGCGGGCCGAGGTTCGCCATCGCCTTCGCGAGCGCGTCCACGCCCCCGGCCGCGGCCCCGGACCCGGCCGTCAGGGCCTTCTGGGCCTGCGCGACCTGGTACACCGCATCGGCCACCTGGTGGTGCGCGTCCTGCAGGCGCTCCTCGGCCTGGCGGACCTCGTCGGCCCCGTCCACGCCCTTGCGGTCCGCGGCCGCCTTATCCTCCGCGAGGCGCTTCGCATCCTGCGCGAGGTCGGCCTGGCGCTGCTTCGCCTCCCGGTACGCCAGCTCCGCCTGCTGGCGCTGCAACGTGGTGCCGCGCGGGTCCGCCAGCGAGTACTGGTAGTCCTCCCACGCCTGCTGCACGTCCAAGGTCGCCTGCTCCTGCGAGAGCGCCATATCGGCCGTCTGCCGGGCCAGATCCTGCAGGTCGCGCCTCGCCTGCACGCGCGCGTCATGGACCGCCTGAGCGGCGTCCTTCTCGTCGCGCTGGGCCCGCTTCAGGTCCCACTGCGCCGCCGACACCTGGTGCAGGGCCGCCGCGTAGTCCCGCGTCGCCCCGGTCGATCCCGCCGCCGACTTGCCCGCCGCGGACACCGCGGCCCCGATCCCCGTCATCCCGGCCGCGGCCGCCGCCAGCCCGCCGCCGAGCGCCGCCCCCGCGCCCAGCAGCATCCCGCCGGCCGCGCCCGCGGCCACCGCGGCCATCGCGATCCCGATCGCCCGCAACGCCGCGAGCGCCGGGCCCGCGTTCACCTGCGGCACGATCGTCTTGTTGTCCGCGTCGACGTCGATCTTGACGCGCTTCTCATCGAGGCGCTCGGCCTCCCGGCGCAGCCCGATGAGCTTCGCCTTCGCCGAATCGATGTCGGCCTGGATCTGGACCCGGCGGTCCTTGTCCGTGGTCTCCTTGAGGGCCTTCTCCAGGCGCCCGATCCTGAGCTCGGCCTGCGTGATGTCCGCGCTGATCTTCGGCTTGCGGGCCTCGATGTCCTTCGCGGTCCGCTCGGCATCGCGGCGGAGCCGGTCGAGCTTCGACTCGGCCTCGCCCGTCGAGGCGCGCGCGGTGACCTCGAGGTCGATCTGGTTGTAGGCCACGTCACAGCTCCTCTAGATCGCCACCCGGGCGGGCGGCCAGGGACTCCAGCTCCAGCATCCCGATCAGGCCGGCGGGCTCCTCGTAGAGGGCCGACGGCAGGCACCCGAACCGCTCGCAGATCCGCAGGACCTGCACCGCGCGGTTCAGCTCGGCAGGGGCTCCATCGGCACCTGGGACAGCCCCGGCGGCTCGGCCCCTAAAGGGGCGTCCACCCCCTTGGCGGCCTCGGCCCACCGCTGCACGATGGCCATCAGGACGTCCACGTTCAGCGAGGCCACGCCGTCCCGGTCCGCCGGCACGTCGACCTCGCCATCGGCCTGGCCCTGTTGGACGTTCCAGCCGATCAGGGCCGACGCGACCATGTCGATCATCGGGCCGACCGCGGCGAGCGTCTCGGTCTCGCGGGCCGACGCGAACCGGCCCATCAGCTCGGACAGGTCGAGAAGCCGGCCGGCGGACAGGCCGCGCATGTGGACCTCGAGGCCCTCGTACGCGCCGGTGAACCGCAGGTTGTAGGTGGGGAGGATGAAGCCCATGGTGCGCCTCCAGGCGGGCCAGGGCGGCGCCCGGCGGGGAGCCGGGCGCCGCAGGGGGTCAGGTCCAGGCGGGGGCGGTGCCGTTCTGCAGCACGCCCGGTGCGGTCCAGGTCAGGGCCCCGTCGTTGCCGCGGCTGATCTGGTAGTCGGTGAAGTTGCACGTGGCGGTCATCGTCGCGGCCGGCGACGTGCCGAACGTGATGATGGTCTGCCGGGGCACGGTCGTGGTCGGGACCGTCGAGAACACGGTGTGCGACTGGTTCGTGGTGGGGTTGAAGACCCCGTTCAGCGTGACGCTGAAGTCCGCGAGGAGGAGCAAGGTTTCCTTCGCGGATTTGTCGACGCCGGTGATGTCCTGCACCGCGCGCGGGGTGGAGAACTGGAAGTTCGTGATGTCGTTCTTGATATCGCGGGCGGTCGCCGCGGCATCCTGGACCGACAGGGTGGTCATTGCCAGACCACTGGACTTAGACATTTCCGTACCTCTCTTCTGTGATCTGGGAGACCCGGGCCGAGTGCTCCGCGAACCGATCGACCCACTGCGGGCCGTCGACCTCGACGACGCCGACCGGCCGCCCGCCCGCGCCCTGGGCGCCGATGCGGTAGAGCGCCGGCGCGACCACGTGCTCGCTCGCGCGGAAGCACTTCTGCCCCGGGGCGAACGTGAACCGGGTCAGGCCGGACGGGTCGCGGGTCTCGACGTGCTGCCGGTCGCGCAGCGAGCGCACGACCGCGGCCATCCTCGCGCCGTCCGGCGTCGACTCGTCCAGGACGGTCGCCCACCCGTGCAGGTGCTCGGGGCACCCCACGTCCGCGCACGACGCCTGCACCCACCGGGAGCGGTCCGGGTGCAGCCGGTCCACCCGGTAGACCATCGGCGCCAGGCCGGCCATCAGATGGCCCTCGCGACCAGGTTGCGCGCGTACGAGACGACGAACGTCGCCGACGTGAACGTCCCCGACGTGTTCACGCGCACGTACTGCTTGACGGCCTGCGCCGCGGTCGTCGCGACCCGCTGCGCCCCGACGGCCGACGCCGCCGAGAACACCAGGCCGGGAACATCGGCCCACCCCGACGACCCCGTGGACGAGTCCTGGATCGACACCGTGATCGACGTCCCCGTGAACGCGGTCAGCTGCAGGTAGGCCTGCGCGCCGAACGTCGACGCGGCCGTGTCGTTGATCGAGGCGCCCGCCGTCGCCGTGGTGTCGGTGCGCGCGCCCGCGGTCGCGAGCACCTGCCACTCGAGCGGGAAGCCGTTCGCGGTGTGCGGCACGCTGAAGGTGACCGCGCCGTCCTGCGCCCTGCTGGGCGCGTAGTCGGTCCGCTTGGCCACCAGGCACGCCACGGGCGAGCCCAGGGCCGGGGCGACCGGGGCCGCGGTCACGATGCTGTCCGCGGTCGACAACCCCTTCAGGGGCACGTGGATGCCCGCCGGGTCGAGGTACGCGGTCACCGACAGCTGCCCGTCGCGGATCCCGTTGAGGCGCTCGTGGGCGCCCTGCGTGATGTCCGTGACGTCGATCTGCGCGATCGGCGACGCCGCCTGGAACGCCTGGACGCCCGTGCCGACGGCGATGCCGTCCACCCACAGCTGGCCGCCCAGGCCGCCGGTCTTGGCCATTTCTCATGCCTCCGTGAGGACGTCGTTGACGATGATGGGCAGCGAGACCGTGGCCACGCGCAGCGGCGTCGCGTCCGGCACCAGGTAGCCCAGCTCCATGCGCGTGCCCTGCCCGTGGACCCCGAGGACGTCCAGGCCCCACATCGACATGCCCGCGGGCAGCTGCGCCGCCCCGAGGGCCAGGTCGAGATCGGAGACCACGGCAGCCCAGTACGCCAGACCGGCCGCCGACACCAGGCGCTCGACCGCGTCGAGGTCGCCCACGGCCGCCGGCACGCTCACGCGCGCGGCCCAGTCCAGGGCGACCGACACCACGGCGAGCCCGGAGCCCCGCGGCAGGGGCCGGGCCCCGACCGCGTACAGCGACAGCGCGGGCGCGTCCGAGGGCGCGTTGCGCGGCTCGTGCCCGTTCACCGACCCGAAGACGCCCAGGGCCGCGGCATGGTCGACGAGCGCGGTCTGCACCGCGGCGACCAGGACGCCCATGTCCGCCATCACGCGCCTCCCAGCGCCCGGTCGAGGATCTCGCCGACGACGACGGGCACCGTGGCCTCCACGGCCTGGCCGGCCCGGCGCGCAGCCCAGTACCCCTTGAACCGGCTCGTCTTGTTGCGCGAGCCCACGCCTTCCAGCCAGGGCCCGTAGACCACGCCGCGGTCGTGGACGGCCTCGACCAGGGGCCCGCGGCGCTCGCGGGTCAGGTTCGGCACGTAGTACGGGGTCTGCGTGCGCAGCGACGCGTTGAGGAACGCATGCCAACGCTCGGACGCGTCGTCGGCCAGCCGTTCGGCGGCCTCCTCGAGCGCGGCATCGATGCGCGGCCCCAGCTCGAACACGGGCCCCTCGACCCGGACCCGCATCAGACGACCCTCGTGCGGGCCTGGCGGCCGTACGTGCCGTACAGGTCCTCCGCGAGCGCCTTGAGGGAGCGGCGCGAGACCGGGGTCGTCTGGCCGCCCTGCTGGCCCTCGTACGCGCGCGCGTACCCGGCGCGCTCGTCGAGGAGCGCGGTCAGCGCGTGCGCGATCGTGTACTCCTCGACGAGGGACGGGGCTCTCCACGTCGACACGGTCGAGCCCGCCGTGTGCGAGGCCGCGGCCGTGCCCAGCTGGCCACGCTGGACCGTCAGCACCCACGGCGCGTACACGGACGCGCCGGACGTGTGCGCGGCCAGCACGGTCCCGTCCCAGGCCCGGCGCACGATCAGGCCGCCCGGCGAGACGTCGACCACGAGGACGCGCTCGGCGTCGACCAGGGCCCAGTCCCCGCGCGACCAGCCGGCGGTCGAGGCCATCGGCAGGAGCGTGGCCGCGGACGACGCGGCGACGTCCGCGGTGATCGTCCCGCCGCTCGTGTACGAGCGCTCGGAGACGATGACGAGCTCGGAGTCGACCTGCAGGATCGAGCCGACGCCGATCCCCGGGGTGCCGGCCACGGTCATCGACGTCGCGCTGGCGCCGGTGGTGCCCACGGTCGTGGTCGCGGCCTGAGCGCCGGCGCCGGCGGTGCCCCATATCCCCGTGATCGCGATCGACTGCTGGAACGTGGCACCGGCTTGGAACGCGGACCCCGAGGCCAGCGAGACCTGGATGTTCGTGTACGGGGGGCCGTCCCACTGCGGCTCGAGGATGATGGCCGACGGCGGGATCGTGACGCCGCCGGCGGTGATCGAGGTCAGCGACCAGAGGTCGGAGGCGTCCAGCCGCAGGCGCCAGGGCTCCTGGGTCTGCCGGTTCGGCCAGTCGAACCGCTTGGTGGTGATCTCGGGGTAGAACTTGCGCTTGCAGACGCCGTAGACGGCCCGTGAGGCGGCCTGCAGGGCGCGGTCTACCTGGGAGTCGGCTCGGGCTGCGTCGGGGGCGTCGAGCGCCGTCTTGACGGCCTCGCGGGTGGTGTACGCGGGTTCCACCGGGGGCCTCCTCCAGGGGCGCGGGCGGGATGGGTCTGCTCGGAGTGTACCGGGGTCACAGGCCGGTGGGCTTGGATGGGTCGGCGCCCTCTCGCCAGCCGTCGAACGGGCAGTAGCGGACGCCGTCGGGGCCCATCGTCAGGGGCTCGCCGTCGTTCGGGCACGAGAGGGGGCCGAGGAGATCGAACTGGGCCCGGGTCTCCCGGGCCTCCACCATGATCGAGATGAGCTGGAACCAGGACACGGGCCCCTCCTCGGGGTATCGTCGTGCACGCCAGGGCGGCTTGCCCCCCGAAGTAGCCGACCGGCCCGCGG